GCCCCGCCCTCGGTGAGGAGTGCGTCCCGGTACTCGACCTCGTTGGTGGCGTACATACGCACCATCTCCACCTCGAGGGTCCAGTTGATAATGGTATCCGCCAGTCCCGTCACTTGGAAGGTGAGCACACCCCCGGAGATTGTCGCGGAGGGGTTGCGCGTGCCCGGCGATCCCGAGGTGAGCGTCGTCCCGGAGGTTTTGGAGAATGTCACCGTTCCGGCGCGTCCATTGGCAAGGAATCGCCACGTTTCGAAGCTGGAGTCGAACGCCGTCCCGGAGGTGCCCCCGACCGTGGTGGTGTTGACGCGCATCACACCCGAGGCGATGGTGTTCTCGTCCACTTGGATGTCCGTACCCAAGGGTGCGGTGGCGTCCGTGGCGGTGGCGTCTGTCGTCTCGGCGGAGAGGTTGAACGTCGAGAAAATGGTCTGGGTCCCGCTGCCGTCATCGGTGGAGACCACATTGGAACCAAAGGGAGACACGGGGCCAGGGGTGTCGCCGTTGGTGTTGGGGAATGGGTCCTGTGGGTCCGTCGGTGGGTATGGCGGCACGGGGTCCCCGGAATCGTCTGCCGGATTCTGCCAGCGGCACGTATTGGTCGTGGCGTCGTAGTAGTACCCAAAAGCCTCACAGCATTGTTGGCCGGGGTCTGTTACGTTGTTGCCGTCGGGGTCGACGAAGGTCACCGTCCCGTTGGCGTTGGATGTGCTCGGAACGTTCTGACAGGCCCCAAAGGAGGACCGCCCAAGATCGCGCAGGAACTTGCAGAGGACGGACTCGCCGGTCCCGATTTGGTAGCCGCTGATTTCGGTCAGCTTGTACGTGGCCCCAAGGATGTGGAAGCGGTCGTTGAAGCGCACGTTCCGCACATCGGAGGGGGTGAGGTAGAGGTGGGCCTCAAACACCCGCGCGTCGGCGTCGTAGATGTCGGCCAAGTAGGACGACCAGTACGAGCGTTGAAGGCCGATAGCTGGGACTGGATTCGGGTCGCCATTGAGCAGCGCGTTTGTTGCGCTAAAGGGCAAGTCCTGCGAGTTCCATGTCAGGCTTTGGGTATCTCCGTCCACGGGGCTCTCATTGAACGGAGAGCAGAACAGGTACGAAGAGAAGCCCGTCCCGCCGAGGTAGTAGGTGTCCTGTATGTCCTGCGACCCAATGGCGAAGAACAGCTTCGGAGGCTGGGAGACGTGCTTGACTCCGACCCCATCCTTCTCATATGAGCGGTGGATGAGGAAGAAGTCGTTGATGGTGTTCGGGTCGCCTTCGAGGGTTGGGACGGGATACACGAAGAACGGCGCAAAGACCGCGCTATTGGTCAGCTCCCCCGTGGCGAACTCGTCATCTATGTCTTGGTCATAGGTGCCATACTTGCGGCCCAAGGTGCCGCTCATGTATGCGTTGCCTACATCGCCGCTCTCCTTGTCTTGGAACAGAATCCGCGAGGACTTCAGGGGCGAGGTGGGCATGAGGGTCCGCTCCTTGTCGAGGTCGAGCTTCTCCGTCCAGTAGGAGTCCACCCCGTCTCCGACCCAGTCCTCGTAGGGCTCGATATAGAGCCGCTTGGGGTTGTCGGGGTCTGCCTCGATGACGAGGTTGAACCGCTGACAGAGGTCCGCCATGAACTCCTTCTGCTTGATGCGCGGCAATAGCTTGGGCACATTGACTTCTCCCCCTGGGGCCCGGAGGCATTGCAGGCGGGTCGTGGGCAATCCAAAGACGACACCCTTGACCGTTATCGTATCCCCGGAGGTGTTGTTGTGGTAGTAGACCTGTGTTTGGGCCGCGTCGCCTGCGTTCATCAGGCACTCCACGGTGAACTCGATGCGGCGATTGTCATCACTCACAAATGAAGGCGAGGAGCCCTCCACCATCTGCACCGTGGCCGAGCCTTGGGAGACGTTGCCTATTGAGATGCGCCCAATGACGTCCAGCGTGTCGCCGCTTCCGCTATTGGCGAAAGTCGTCTGAACTTGCAAGCGCACGAAGAAGCGGTGGATGCCTGTCTCCTGCGCGATGTAGACATGGCTCCCCACGCTGAAGGCTTCGTCGGGATCATAGGTGCCCGCGGTTGTCTCGTCGTCCAGCTCTACGTTGACCCATGTCTCCGCGGTGCTGATGGCTTGGTCTGAGCCCTGATAGACAAGGCATTGGTTTGCCTCGCCTGTGGTGAGGTTCTCCGTCTCCGTGCCGAGGGTCATGTATATGCCCGTGAAGAAGTCGGAGGCGAAGAAGTCGGAGGAGTAGTAGAAGCCGGCCTCGATGATGATGCGGTCGACCAGGGTGGCCAGCTTCATGGACGGCTTGAGCATATCCGCGTAGAGGCCATTCTGCGCATCGGGTGAGCGCAGTCCATAGCCCACCTGCGCCACGAGGGGCTGCTGGTTTTGGCTGAGTCCGTGGTCGGCAAAGGGGACGATGATGGTCCCGTCTCCCACCAGTCCCGTCGTGATGTCCTCGCCAAGGTCTTGGGAGAGGATGACGTTGGCCGCGGTGCTGTTGTAGTTGTACGTCGTGACGTAGCTGGTCGGGTCCGTGGTCTCGTCACGGAAGGCAGCCTCCAAGAGCTTGGACCCCATCTCCGCGAAGAGGTCGGCCACATCGCCCAGCACGTTGACCTCGTACACCTGAGCCATAAGGCGCACGGCGCGGAGTTGCATGGCCCCACGGATGACCTGCACCCCGTCCTCGAAGATGAGGACCTCCGTCTTTTGGGTTGGGTCGAAGTCCCCGTCCGAAAGGGTCACCTCGTAGAAGTGGGAGAAGAAGACGTTGTTCCGGTCCGTGAACGGGAGGCGGAACGTCTGCGAGTACGGCGCGTGGCGTTGCATCGTCTCCCCCGGTTTAGCCACGGCTAAATTCAGGGAGATGGACGGAGCCCCCTCAAGGTCGAGGGTCGTCTGTGTGCTGGTCTCCTGGTTGAGGGCTACGAGGCGGATCACTTCAGGCGGGGTCGGTTGCTGTAGCGCAGGGTGAACGAGTAGGAGATGAGCTTGTCGTTGGCCGACGTCTTGAACAGGTATTCAGAGTCGGTGACCACGACCGGAATGAGGTCGGTGCCATCGACAAGGAACACGGCCCGCGAGGTGGCGATGTCCCGAAGGTGGAGGTTGTAGCCTTCGTCGACGTAGTCCGTAGATACGCGGATTTGCTTCTCGGCCTTGACGGTGGTCGTAGTTACGCCCCGCTCCCATCCGTCGTAGGTCCAGTCCACGGAGGTGGTCACGCTGTCCCAGTTCCCGCGTGGGCGGTTGTAGGAGGTGCGCTCGATTCCGGTCAGGCTCTCCTCGCTCTTCTGGTCGAAGTTGAAGCAATCCCATCCCCCGTGGCGATTCAGGAAGAGGAGCTGTTTCCGCTCGTAGATGGAGCAGCCCTCGTCGATGGTGAAGCGGTGGACGACGCTCCTTTGGTTGAGCTGGATGAAGGAGGCGGTACTCGATAGATACACCTCGTAATACGCCAAGTCCGCGTCGGTGATGAGCGCGGTCAGGTCGGTATTGCTTGCGGCGGCGGCGTGCTCCTCCAAGTTGGCCGGGCCGACCCCGATGTACTGGACGGCTTGGGCGTCTGTTGTGGGTGTGGTGTCCCCACCTACGGCATCGAGGTCGAGGTTGGCCGAACCAATTACGGTCCCGTCCGCTTCAAAGCTACGGATGAGCAGATACTGAGCCGTGGCCCCTTCTGCTCCGTAAGCCATTACGTACCCCTGGTCTGTTCCGATGCGGTGCTCCCGCACGGTGCCCCATGCGGCATTGATGGCAGAGTCCACACCGAGGTCCGGAGCGGAGGAGAGGAAGTTGTCCGTGGCGGCGGAGGGCTGGAAGCTACCGTCCCCCCGTGCGTATCCGTCCCCGTCATTGATGAACTCGTCCCGGAATGCGAAAAGGGTGGTGGACGCTTCGTCGAGTGTCTCGGAAGGTTCACCCGTTGCCGTGGTCGCTTCCTCATGGCCCAGCTCCAGCTCGAATTGCCGGGCCGGGAGTTGCTGGTACGACTCGGAGACGATGTTGGCGGGATCGAAGCCCGTCCGTCCCAAGGTGAGCACGTTGGCGGAGGTGGAGTTGCCGTTGACCACGTTGGGCCCAATGTAGTCGTCGAGGACGCGGGAGATGTCGAAGACGGCCACCTGATTGGAGTTGCTCAACATATGCGTCTTGAGCTTGGCCAACTGCGTCCCGCTCCGGTCCTTCACCACCAAGATGAAGCGGTACTTGTAGTAGGTGTCGACGACGGACTCGGAGACCTGAATGATGAGAGGCTCCGCCGTACTCTGGAAGTTGGTCGTCGAGGGGATGAGTTCAAATTGGGCGGCCATCGAGGAGTAGGGTTATTGCGTTTCCGATGTCTTCGCCGACGGCCTTCTCCAGTTTGGCGTTGTGCTTCTTGAGAGTCTTGTCGTAGGCGTTCGTGAAGAAATAGGAGGGGCGGATACCTGTGTTGTATATGCTGCGGCTGATGGCGTACACCATAGACTTCCGGGAGGCGAACTGCCCCCCAGGGCCGCGCGGGGCGATGCCCTTCTTCACCACCCACTTGTCGATGGCGGGACGGAGGCCACCGGAGGGACCGGATCCCGACCCGAACCGAAAGGGCGAGCGCGGGGCCTTGGCCGAACTCATGGCACCCCGTACCCCCTCGTCTACGAAGCGGGCGTAATCGGCACCGGGGAAGGAGAAGCGGAGGTTCAGGGACTTCTCGTCTCTCGATACCCCCTGCTCGTAGCGGATGGAGTTGTAGAGGTTGCCTGTCACGACTTTCCCCCGTGCCTTGAGGGAAATGCGAGCACGGCGCCGGACCTCCTTTCCAATCTTCCCCAGCTCCTTCATGGAGTTGGTCATGGGTACCCGGACGCCGTCGATGGTGATGTGTTGCTTCATGCGAAGGCCGCCCCGCAGAGGTCGAGGGTGTTCGAGGTCTGGAGGGAGACGCTACCCACCCACCCCGTGAGGAGGTTGTCGAAGCGTGCGGTGAACGGCTCGCAGTCCACCGGAAGCTCAATCCGTACGTCGCGGTCCACGTCGCTTTGTTCGCTCAAGACCTGGGCGTACTGGGTCACGATGTCGAGCAGCGTCCGCAGGGTGTCGGAGTATTGCTCCTGCGCGTCCGTCTGTCCGGGTAGGATAAGCTCCGCCACAATGATGTCGAGCTGATACGTGAGGACGCCCTTGTCGATGGAGGCCGAGGAGATGTCCGCGTAGCAGAGCGGGTACTGGTCTCCGGCCAGCTTCTGAATATCCACCTCCGAGAGTTCGCCCTGCTTGAAGGAGCGGATGAAGTGGTGGGCGAGGGCGATGGTTTCGAGCTCGTCGAGGATTTCGTTGACGGTTCTCATAGGTTCATTTTTTGCTTTTCGAGGAGGGCGCGGTCTTGCTCATATGCGAGCCAAGCCAGCGCGGTTTCGAGGTGAGTCCTTTCCACCTGCGGTAGTTTAGTAATGTCCTCCCCTGCGAGGTGTACAAACGTGGCGAACCATCCGTATTTCTCGGATAGCTTGGATCCTTCACCGCCTTGGAATAGTTGTCCAAAGCGGTGGCTAATGCCCTTCCGGTACGCAAAAAAAAAGCGGCGGCACCGAGCGCGTGGGCCATCTTCATCTCTCGGAAGTATTCGGAGCGGTCCTCGCCGTCGTAGTCTGCGACGCGGTAGAACTCCCCGTGCTCCTCTACGATGGGCCGGTATAGGATGCCCATGACCTGGGGGAGGTGCTTGTCGAGGGAGTCCTTGCAGAGGGTCTCGATGTCGGCAAACTCGGCCAAGGTAATCCGGGAGAGGTTCGGGACGAACCCGTAGCGCTGGTCCAACTCGATGATGTGCTCGAGGGGGTAGTCCTCGTCGTACTTGTCGATGATGCCACCGAGCACGCCGCCGATATGGTCTATGTCCTTCTTCTCCATTCCCATCACTTCCTCGGTGGTGACGTGGCAGAGGATGGAGATGGTCTCCACCACCTGCCGCAGCTCGTCGCCTTCGGGTATGGCTTGGACGCGCCGGTACTGGTCGATGGTGACGTCGTAGAGGTCCTCGGGGATTGTGATGGTCTTCTTCACGTCAGTAAATAGACGAAAGGTTGGGCCATAAAAAAAGGCCCCGGAGGGCCTGTAGGTTAGAAGAGGATGGAGGGCAGCAGGGCCAGTCCAATGATCCAGAGGGAG